TAGCACGCTCGACGGGTACCAGCTCGACATCCGCGACGCCCGCGCGCAGCTCACCGCCGCGGAGCAGGCCCTCACCACGTTGCGGGGGGCCTGAGCCATGCCCAAGACCTTCTTCGCGGTGCGCTGGCCCTACGGGGTCGGCGCGACGTGGATCGAGACCGGCAAGCAGGCGCGCGAGGTGCTCGCCTTCGACACCCGCGCCGAGCGTGACGCGTGGGTGCGCGCGAACGAGCACGCGGCGCCGCTGTCGGCCCGCCACGTCCTCCCCGCCGAACGTCGGCGGATCAACGCGAACCCGTCGGCGTGGCCGACGGTTGAGGCCTGACCATGCCCCTCACCTCACTCACCCGCGGCCAGACCCACCGCCGCATCGCGTGGATCATCGCGATTGCGACGCGCCTCCAGAGCAAGGAGGCAGACTACGTCACGGATACCGAGATGCTCACCGCTCGCTCCTTCTACGACGAGATCATGCGCGACCACCCCGAGCGGTGGCACGCGTTCGACCCGAACGCCAACGCCGAGGCGGCGTATCTGGCGATCGGGCAGGAGCTCGCGCGACGTCGCGGCGTGGAGGCCTTCTGATGCGAACCCCCAAGCCCACCCTCGCCGAGGCGTGGGACGCGATCGCGGAGATGCTCCTCCGCGCGGAGCAGTCGTTCATCTGCTTCGCGATCGACGAGCTCGATCTACGCGACCGCATCACCGCCGAAACGTACCGGCGGATGCTCTCGCAAACGGACCGAGACCTCGGCGGCGCCATGTTCGCATACGCGTTCCCGTTCGGCGATGAGTCCCCGCCGGGGTGCATCGTCAAGACCGTGACCGAAGCGCGCGAGGCGCGCATCACCTACTGCTTGCTTCGCGCCGCGATGGCGGAGATGGGGGACGCATGATCGCGACAACCATCACCATCGCCGCGATCAGCGCGTTGGTCGGGCTCGTGCTCGGCGCAGTCCTCGGCCAATCGGAGAACACGCGGTTGCGCGAAGAGCGAGACCACTACCGATGCCGCACACGCGCTCTCGAGAATGAGGTGACGCACCTCTGGTATAAGCTCTCCGTAGCCCGTTTCGGGGTGGGCGACTGATGTTCTCTACTATCGAAGCAAAGACCGACGCAGTGCGTGAGCTACTTCGCCACGCCAAGCGGTGCCATCTCCGCATCGGCATGAAGGTATGCACCTGCGGACGACACGAGACGTTCGACGCGCTTGTGAAGGCGATCCGCGCCGATGAGCGCCGTGTCGTCGAAGAAGAGATGGAAGCTCGCGCGATGCAGGCGATGCGCGTCCGCGCCCAGCAACGTGAGCCCCGCGGAAACCTCCCGCGCTACGTCGGCGTCACGATCGAAGTCGACGCGCACCTCCTGACGCGGACGCGCGACCCCGCCGATGTTCTTTCACACGTGCTCGCGAAGGGCGGCAGGGAAATCTGCGCCGCCATCGGCGTGAGGTACTGATGCCCGCCGGTCGCCCCAACAACACCGAGCGCGCGCTGTACCTCGTGATCTTCGCGCTCGCCGCCACGACCCTCTTGTGCCAGATTCTCCGCTAGACTAGTATGTCCATTCCACCCACCACCACGGAGCACTTGATGGAACCCGATCTCACGCAGGACATCGACACCGCGATCGACGCGCTCGTCGCGATCGACGTCGCCGCCCTGCAGCCGTTGCCCGACTCAACGGCGCGCTTTCTCGACGTCGTCGTCGCCCCCAACGTGCGCCGCAGTTACGCATCCGAGGCCTCCGCGCTCTGCCACGTCACCGCGGGCATCGTCGCCGCGCGCTTGGTGAAGGGCGGCGCGATGCGGCAGGAGCTCGTCTCGGTCGTGCTCGAGGGCATCAAGCGCGCGAGCCGCTACCACCTCGTCAACGCCCCGCCGGGGTGGCAGGAAGCCTACGGCACCTTCCTGCGCGCGGTCGCGGAGGTCGAGCTGGCCTCGATGATCCGCGAGGGCGTCGTGAAGGACGACACCCACTGGCTCACGCTCACGCCGATCGAGATGCTCGTCATCAACATCCCGATCACGAAGACGATCGAAGACACCCGCGCCGAGGTGACGCTCGCGGCAGAACAGTTCAACGCGATGGAGGCGGCGTTGCCGTCGATTCGCCCGCGCGGGGTTTCCCCGCAGGAGCTCAACTAATGGTCACGCTGACCATCGAGGTGCCCGACGAGCACGCCGCCGCGCTGGCGGCGGAGCTCGGCACCCGCCGCGACGCGCTCGTGGACGGGATGGAGAAGAAGGAGACCGCGAAGCAGAGCGTGGCGGCATACATCTACGTGGCCCGGCTCCACGCGCAGATCAACGCAGGCCTCGCCGCGATCGCCGCCGATCCCGCCCGCCGTGACGCGGTGCGGCGCGTGCAGAGGCGCGCATGAGCCGCCTCCTCTGCCTGTTCGGGATGTTGTGCCTGCTGGGCACGATCATCGCGGCGGGAGTTGCCGGGCTGGTGGTGGTCGCGCGTGGCTTCCTGCAGTACGACTGGATTCTGTTCGTGCTCGGCTGGTGCCTGCTCGGGTTCGCGCTCGCGCTCGCCCACGCCGCGCGGTACATCAATTTCGAGGAGCGCCGCTGATGGACATGGTCAACCATCCCCCGCACTACACGTCGTCGAGCGGCATGGAGTGCATCGACGCCATCGAGGCGATGACCGAGACGATGACGGGGCCGCAGGGCTTCCGTCTCGGCAACGCCCTCAAGTATCTCTGGCGCGCCCACCTCAAGGGCGACCGCGTCGAGAACCTCCGCAAGGCCGAGTTCTATCTCTGCCGTGAGATCGCGGCGGTGCTGGACGAGCGTGAACGCGCGGAGATCGCGGCGCGCGAGGCCGAAGCGGCACAGGCGGAGGAGGCGAAAGCCTTCGCCGACGCGGTGCGCGCGGTCGAGCCCGACGTGCTCGCCGAGATCGAGAAGATCGAACGCAAGGAAGCCGAGGACGCCGAGCGCGAGTTCCAGAAGCGTAAGGCGCTGGCCTTGCGCGCCAGCATCGACATGGAAGCCGTGCGCCGTGCCGTCAACGGGGGCGTTTCGGGATGCGGCTGCTATCCGTGTACGTTCCTTCTTGCGGATGCGGATGCCGTTCCTGTCGAAGTCCTCGAACGCCTTGCCCAGTACTACCCGGCGCCGGGGGTGCCCAAGTGAAGCGCGCCCTCGCCGCCCTCGCCGCCGCGGCACTCGCGGGGCCCGGCCCGATCTGGACCGGGCGCCCCCGCTCGCGTCTGCACAAGCACGTCGGCGGGCGTGGCTCGCATCGCCGCCTCAAGGACGTGGTCGACAAGCACCGCGCCCGCACCTCGGCGAAGGCGTGGCGCAGGCACCGGGCGCTCAGTGCCAAGCGTTCCTGACCCGACCGACCGTCTCGCCGCGGACGCGTTCACCACGCACCGCGGCGGGTACGGGCCCGAGAGCGAGAAGCTCGAGCGGCTCCTGCAGTACCTCGCGCGGCACCCGCACGCGACGCTCCCCAGCGGCGACGGCGGGATGCTCGCCGCCGAGATTCACCGCTTGCGCGCCGAGCTGGCGCGCGTTCACCCCGCAGACGGCGCCGGAGGCGCATCACCCATGCGATGAGCACCAAGAAGTCCCTGTCCAAGCTGATGACCGAGCTGCAGCAGTTTCTCTCGACGCACTCGATTCCCCAGCGCCGCCTCGCCCTGCATCTCGGCATGGACGAGTCCCAGCTCTCCCGTTACTTCACCGGACGCCACGCGCCGAGTCTCGAAACGTTCCAGCGGCTCGTGGAGGCCGCGGAGTATCTCGCGGAGCAGAAGCGATGAAGCGACCCGACGTGGAGTTGCGGATCGACGAGACGAAGATGCGCGTCGTGCCCGCGAAGCCGCGCACGCCGGAGAAGGTGCTGGAGGCGGCGCGGATACTTCGCTACTGGCGAGAGCGCAATTACGCGCTGGAAGCCAGCAAGTTTGATCTCCGTCAGCTCATCGGCGCCGCGCTCACGGTCTCCGAGTATCTCGTCGAGGCGAAGCTCTGATGAGCAAGCTCTCCCGCGACAAGGGCGCGGAGTTCGAGCGGGAAGTGGCAAAGCTGTTCCACAAGCTCGGCTACCCGGACGCGAAGCGGCGACTGGGGCAGGCACGCGACTCCGGCCACGATCTCGACGACACGGGCCGGTTCGTCGTCGAGTGCAAGCGGCGCCGTACCACGATCGAGAACGAGGCATGGCTCGCGCAGGTGCAACAGAGCGCACGCCGATCAAAGCTCCCGATCGTGGTGGCCCGCAGCGACGGCGGCTCGCCGTATGTGCTCATGACATGGAAGACGTTCACCGAGATCGCGCAACACGTTCCGGACGACGACCGACTCACCCTAGAAGACCTCCTCTGACCGATGATTACGCTCCGCCCGCACCAAGACGTTGCCGCCGCCTTCATGGCGTCGCGTGCCCGCGCGATTCTCGGCGACGCGCCCGGCTTGGGCAAGACCTTCACCACCGTGGAGGCCCTGCGGCGGGCGGGGCACCGCGCGCCGGAGATCGTCGTGATCGCGCCCGCGATCGCGCGGGAAGTGTGGCGCGACGCGTTCCGGCGTCTGCCCCTGAGCGACGCGGGCGTGCCCGACGTGTTCAGCTACAACGAGATCGTCGCGTCCGGCGCCAACGCCGAGCGCAAGCGGGCCCGCATCCGTGAGGCGCAGGCGATCGTGCTCGACGAGGCGCACTACCTCGCGAACCCGACGAGCCAGCGCACGAAGCTGATCCTCGGGCGTGAGGGTTTTGCCCGCGCCGCGCTCCGCGTCTACGCGTTGAGCGGCACGATCATGCGCCGCAACCCGATGGACCTCTGGCCGATCCTCATGGCCCTCGCGCCCGAGGTGCTCCGCGCGATCGGCACGACCACGTCGCGAGCCTTCTTGAACAAGTTCTGCGTCTACCGGGAGACGCAGTACGGAATCAAGGTGCTCGCGGCGAAGCACCTCGAGGAGTTGCGCGCCGCGATGGCGAGCGTGTACCTCGAGCGCGACGAGACCTCGGCGGGCGTCGAGCTGCCGCCGCTCGACTTCGGCGCGACGCCGCTCGTCGTGAAGTCTCCGCCGTCGCTCGCGCAGTTCCCCGAGCTCGAAGAAGCGATCGCCCGCGCCATGGCAAACGGCGACTCGCTTGCCACAGCCTTCACCAGCGCCGAGGGCGCCCAGCTCCGCCGCCTCCTCGGGCTGGCGAAGGCGGGCGCCGCGGCGGAGATGATCGTCGAGGAGTACGACGGGCCCTGCGTGGTCTTCGCGTATCACCTCGACGTGATCGAGATGCTCGCGGAGGCGCTACGTGCGGCGGGGCTGCGTGTTGCGGTGCTCACGGGCGCCACCAGTGAGGCGGGCCGCGTCGAACGCGTGGAAGGCTTCCAAGCGGGCCGCTACGACGTCTTCCTCGGGCAAATCATCGCCTGCCAGACCGCGCTCACGCTCACGCGGGCGCGGCGCGGTTACAGCGTCGAGCCGTGGTGGGCCGCGGACACCAACTGGCAGGCCGCGAAACGGCTTCACCGCATCGGGCAAGCGCATCCGGTGCTCGTGCGCGCGTTGCTCGTGCCGGGCACGATCGACGACGCGATCTGGGCGCAACACGAGCGCGAGACGAAGATGATGACCCAGTTCCGCACCGCCGAAGGGCGCGCCGAGGCAGTGCCGGAGCTGGACCTTGACGAGTTGGTCCACCTGTTGTAGTATCCTCGCTCCCCAACCACTCCCAATGGAGACCCGCATGAAGATCGAAATGGAAGTTCACATCGACGTCAGTCCGTACGCCACGGTGGAACAGTTGCAGGCCGTGGCGCGCGCGTTCCCCGGCATCATCGAGGTGCGCCTCGTGCCGAAGCATCAGCCCGTCGGCGTCAATGCGCTGACGTCCCAGCCGCTCTCCGGCAGCATCGAGCACGGGCAGACGGCGGCGACCGAGCGCGAGACGCCGCAGGACAAGCCCGCCGAGACGGCGAGCGCGACGCCGAAGAAGACGCGCACGAAGAAGGCCGAGCCCGAGGCGCAGGCCCCGGCGCCGACGCCGATCGAAGTCGAGATCGCCGAGCGGGCCGCGCCCGTCGCGGTTCCGGCGGACGTCGTGAGCGTCACGTCTGCCCCGGTGCCGCAGGAGTCGCAGAAGGACAAGGCGATGGCGCTCGTCACGGCGATCGCCAAGAACCCCGCGCTCGGCGTGCCCCGCGTCGTCGAAATCTTCGCGTCGCTCGGCGTGAAGCGGTTCTCGGAGTTGACCGAGGCGCAGTACGGCACCTTCATCGCGGCGGCGGAGGCGGTCGTCGCCACGGTGCAGGGCTGATGGCGCCGACCCAGCACGCCGCCCTCGGCGCGTCGAGCGCGGAGCGCTGGCTCAACTGTCCGGGGAGCGTCAAGCTCCTCGAACAGGCCCCGCCAGAGGTGCCCTCGGAGCACGCCCGGCTGGGCACCGCCGCGCACCAGCTCGCCGAGCTGTGCCTGCTCCAGAAGACGTCGCCCGCCGACTACGTCGGGCGCATGATGCTCGTGACCGAGGGATCGGTCACGCACGAGATCGAAGTCGATGAGGAAATGGCGAACGCCGTCGCGCTCTACGTGAACACGGTGCGCGCCTCGATCGACAGCGAGCACGCGATTCTGCGGGTCGAGGAGCGCATTTCGCTCGCGCCGCTCAACCCGCCCGCCCCGATGTTCGGCACGAGCGACGCGCAGGTGCTCTGGCTCTCTCGTGGCGTGCTGCATGTCTTCGACCTGAAGTACGGGCAGGGCGTGTTCGTCAGCGTCGATGACAATCTCCAGCTTGGCTACTACGCTCTCGGGGCCGCGCTGGTCTGGGAAGAGCGCTATAAGGAGTACCCGCTCAAGGAAATCCGCGTGACGATCGTGCAGCCGCGCCACCGTGGCGGCGAGCCCGTGCGCTCGGTGGCCTACCCGCGCGGGGAGCTGGACCTCCTCGCCGTCGAGTTGCTCGCGGCGGCGGCGAAGACGCAGGAACCCAACGCGCCGCGTGCGGTCGGGGAGTGGTGCAAGTGGTGCCGGGCGAAGCCGATCTGCCCGGAGCGGAAGGCCCACACGGAGGAACAGATGCAGACCGAGTTCGCCGTCGTCCCGTTCGCGCCCCCGGTGCAACCGGCGGCGTTGAGTGTCCAGCAACTCGCCGAGATCATGCCGAAGCTCGACCTCGTCGAGGACTGGATAGGCGCGGTGCGCACCTACGCGCAACAGCTCCTCGAGCAGGGACAGGAAGTGCCCGGCTACAAGCTCGTCGAGAAGCGCGCCAACCGGACGTGGATCGACGAGGCGGCGGCGACGAAGATGCTCGCCGAACATGGCGACGCGATCTACGCGCCGCGTGAGCTGAAGTCACCAGCGCAGATGGAGAAGACGCTGGGCAAGCGAGTGTTCTCGACCTACGAGCCGACGCTCGTGGTCAAGCGGAGCTCGGGTGTCACGATGGCGCCCGCGCACGACCCCCGCCCGGCGGTTGCCGGGATTCGGGCGGAAGAGGCGTTCGACGCGATCGCGGCGACGCCCACCATCGACGACATTCTCTGACAGGAGACAGGTATGAAGGTCATCACGCCATACGCGATTCTCAGCTACCCCACGCTCGTCACGCCGAAGGCCAACGAGCAGGGCAAGCTCAAGTATTCGGCGACGCTCGTGTTCCTCAAGGGGACCGACCTCACCGAGCTCAAGAAGGCCGCGGTCGAGGCCGGGATCGGCAAGTTCACCAACGCGATCAAGACGCCGGGCGGCGTCCTCACGTTCGTCGACGCGGTGAAGAACAAGGTGCTCAAGTGGCCGTTCCGCGACGACGCCATCGCGAAGGGTTACCCGGAGGGCGCCATCTTCTTCAGCACCAACTCGGAGCAGCGTCCGGGCCTCGCCCTC